CTAAGGATTCTCGTAGGGATTATCAGGTTCGTCAGGATAAAGAAATGACTATGCGCCGTGAGGCTTTGGACCGTAGACGTGCTGATGCTGCCCGCAACAGAGGTACTGGTACGCCAACTGGTCCTAGGAAAAAGGGTCCTGAGTCTGCTAAGGCTAGGGAGAAGCGTTTACGTGCTTTGGCTTCTGAACGTAAACTTGTTGCGGCGCAAGAAGCAAATGCAAAGAAACGTCCAAAGGTTAAACCTTTGTCTCCATCATCTAAAAAGTATACTGCTGCAGAACTTAAGGATGTTAAAGTAACCACATCTGCTGATGTGGCTGCTGCAAGAGCAGTTCTTGGCAAGGGTGGCGAGGGTTATAATATTAAACCTAGTGTGCCTTTGGTTGAACGTAATGCGTTTGGTATGACTCGTGAAGAATTTGCTGCATATAAAGCGCAACAAGCAAAAAAAGCAAAAGGTTCTAAAGCACCAAAGAGGAAGTAATGGTTACTCCTCGTAACCAACGATATAAACGCAAAGTTAATTCTGCGTTGGATTTGGCTAAAATGGCTGCTGTCAATGACCCCAAACAGGCTTACGAACAACGTACTAAATCTATTATTAAAACAAAACCTGGTTTTGGACCGTTTAATGATTTGGTAAATGTGTCGGGTCTTGCCCGTTTTGCTAAAGAAAATTTAGCAACTCAGGTTACGAGTGGGTTTAAAGATTTAACTGATATTGCTTCTGGTAAATACAAATTTGGTAAAAATACTAAAAACATTGTTCGGGCTGGTGACAAATACGGGCAGTCTGAAAGTACGGTAGAACAATTTGGTTTAAATGCTTTAGAAAACCTTTTGACTGGTCGTGCAAAAGGAGAGGATATAAAACAATTAGGTTATTTTAATGCTGCGGCTATTGCGCCTTTAACTGCTTATGATATAGCGGGCATGAATGTTAGAGATTACTATGTACCAGACCAAATCGCTAAAATATATGAAAATTTGCCTATGATTAAAGAAAGTCGTGCGGCTCGTAAGGCTTTGGATAAAATACTGTCTTATTTAGGTTAAAGGAACGGATACCCATATTATGATGAGCAACTCAATCCCAACATATGCATTATACGGCAAACCAGTAGACCACTATAGGCTTTCCGCTGTTGCCGATGCGCCGTTGGCTGCTGCCAGCGGCGAATATTTGGGTCGGGGCAACAAATGTATGGGCAATGACGACACCTGCGGCGCTAACCGTATGAAGGGGCAAGAACTATGTGTCGGGCATTACCGTCAGGCTATCAATTTGGCTGAAGTGGCTGAACAAATTGATTCAGAGGAGTAACAATGGCATACGCAACAATGACCGCAACAACGTTGCGTCAAACTGTCCGTGACATCACAGACCTAGACACAGAAGACCTACCAGATTCGCTATTAAATGTTTATATCCGTGACGGATACTACCGTATATTGGATATGGAAAAACGCTGGTCTTTCCTAGAGAAGTCGTTTACTTTCAATACTGTTGCTGAACAACGAGAATACACCATTAGTGCTTTCACGGCTGACCCTATTGGTCAGATTATTTCTATTGTTGACCCTACGGGTACTGGGTTGCGTTTAGAGATGGTTGGACATGATATGGCGGAAAACACGTATATTGGTTCGTATGATACTTCTGGTGACCCGTTGTTTTATTCTATTTGGGAAGGCAAAATTCATTTGTTCCCCAAACCGAACAATGTTCGTACTTTGAATGTTCGTGCTTATCGTGAACCGATTGATTGGGTTACTAGTGGTGGTGCTGTGGATGCTAGTCCGTCTTTGCATTTTCCTTTGGTGTATTATGCTTGCAGTCGTGTGTATCAACGTCTTGAGGATACGGTTATGGCTCAGGAATATAAACGTGCTTTTGATGAAGGTGTTGTCTTGGCTAAAGAAAACATTATGAAACCTAGTAGTCATGGGCATTTGCGTTTATCTCAGGGGCAAACTTCTGGTCGTCCAACCTTTCAGGGTTGGATGCTTAACATGGGTAAGGATTTAGCGGATAATGGCTAAAATTCGTGTTCGTGAACTGAAAGATTTTACTGGGGGGCTTAACTTTCGTGCCGACCAGTTTCAGTTGGCTGATAATGAATCTCCTGATATGTTGAATGTTGAAATTGACCCTAGGGGTGGTGTGTTTAGTCGTGGTGGTATGCGCCGCATTAATAGTACAGCAGTTTCTGGTACTTGGGTTCCACAATCTTTGGTTTCGTTTTATGGTGCTACACCACGCATAATGTTATCTACAGAAACTAGAATTTATCAGTCTAGTGGTTCTGATTTTAGTTTGTTGGAATATAGTGCTGGTAATCCTATTGTTGTTACTAGTACGCATGGCGCAAGTTTTGCGCCATGGGGTACTAAACTTTATATTGCTACTGGCAATACTGGTAGTGGTGGATATGTTTGGGACACTGATAGTACTTATGCTACGGCATTGACAGCGAGTGGAACTAATCCGCATTCTTGGCAAACTACGCCAACTACGTCTGAGCGAAAGATGCCGACAGCGGAGTTGTTGCATGTTCATGCCAATAAAATGTTTGCGGCTAATGTACGTATTGATGGTGTTGATTATCCGAACCGTTTACATTGGTCGTTGGAAAATGCGCCCGAGAACTGGGCTTCGGAAGACTATATTGAGATTAATGCTGGCGGTAATCGTATTACTGGTTTGGCTACTGTTGCTGGTCAGTTAATTATTTTTAAACCGAACGCAATTTTTGCTTTGTTTGGTTATGATTCCGACAACTTTCAAGTTGTGGAAGTTTCTGGCAATTTGGGTATTGATACACCACATAATCTTGCTGTCAGCGATAAAGGCGTGTATTTCTTTTCTAATCCCGAGGGCGTATATTACTATAATGGTTCCAGTATTACGGACATTTTTGAAAACCTTAGACCTATTATTGAGTTGGATTATATTACTGTTGGTGTTGAAGATGGTTTTCATTTGAGTTGGATTGGTCAACGGTTGTGGGTTTCTGCAGCATACACTAAAACTGGTAGTGTAGCCAATAGTACTGTTAATTTTGTTTATGACCCGACTATTGGTGCTAGGGGTTCTTGGATGCAGTTTTCAACTGCAGACGGCAAGGGTTTGACTGCTGGATGTAATTGGCATAATGCGTCTAATATTGAATACCGTTTGTTAACTCATCCAACTTTGCCTTATGTTTTGCAGGTTGATATGTATGACCAAGAGTTTGATAATATTACTGGTAGCGATGCTTCTTATACTAGCAAGTATCGTACTAAGTGGTTTGATGCTGGTTCGTATACGCAACGTAAGATGTTTCGCCGTCCAGAGTTTGTTATTAAACAGTCTGCGGTGAGTCAAACTATTGGTGTTAAAGTTTATCACGATTTTGATGAAGCGGAAGGTAATGAACGTAGAACGTTCAATTTGGTTCAATCTCCAATCAACTTAGGTATGGTTTGGGGGTCTAGTAACTGGGGAGAGGATTGGTCTAGTGGTGCTATTAGTTCTTTGCTGATTACTGGAAACAATTTGGGTTTAGCCCAAACTGTTCAATTGGAATTTAATGGTCCATCAGGGCAGTTGTGGGGTATTAACAGCATCGGATATAAATATCAACCTAGACAGGTTAAAGGATAACAATGGCTACACTTACTATTCCATACAGTTTTGTTAACGGCACAGCCGCTATTGCGTCAGAAGTTAACGCAAACTTTTCTGCTGTAAAAACTTTCTGTGAAAATTTGGCGGCAGGCACAAACATTGACGCTGGGGCTATAAACTCGGCTGCGATGACATCAACAGGTGTGGTTGCTGGTGTTTATACAACAGCAAACATTACAGTTGACTCGGCTGGTCGTTTAACTGCAGCATCATCTGGCACAAGCGGTGTAACTGGCGACAGTGACCAACTTGTTATAGGTTCGCAGGTGTTTGCTTAATGGCTTGGTCTGTTAACTCTTTGTCTCTGCTGACAAGTGTGGACAAAAATGTTTTACAAAACATTTTTGTGTCACTTCAGGCTGAACTAGAACGTTTGCAAAAAGAAATAGATGAACTAAAACAGTTGAAAGCAACTAGGTAACATTATGTCAATGATAGACGCATATTACGGTGATTATGGAATGGCTGAAGCGTCTGCACGTAAACGCCGTTCCGCAACATCTATAGCAAATCAACAGGCTGCGTTTCTTGGGCAGCAACGTGGCACACGCAGCATAGCGGATTTGACACGTAAACTTACTGAAGGTTTCCGTCCTAAAATGGCTAGTTATGGTCAGCGTGGTTTGGCTGGTCCTGGTGTGGCTTCAGGTATTCAACGCAAAGGTTTGGAACGTTATGCTGCAGACATGCAACGTGCGCTTGCTGATGAAACACAAATGTTACAAGATGAACAGAACCGTATCGCTATGAGTGAGGCACAGTCGCAGGCTGACCTTGAGGATTATTTGGCACAGTTACGTTTACAGAAACAAAGAGATATTATTAGTTCGGCTACTGCTCTTAAGCAGTATGCTGCCTACTAGGGGGTATTATGGGTGGATTTAAATTTGATTATAAACTAGGTCAATGGATTTTAATACAAGAAGGCGAGAGTACTCCCAGTGGAACAACTACAACCACAGTACCTTCTTCAACAACGACACGACCAACAACCACCACAACGGTAGCGCCGTCTACTACTACTGGCACAACTTTGCCGCCTGTAGTTACAACGCCAATTATAGTTACTTCTACT